TCAACTATGTTGTCCTCTTCATTCTGTAGTAGCATACGCTGTAAATCACTTGTGGACCCAACAAACACATTGTTAGTAGTTTGATTAGGGATTTCCTTTGGTTTATCTTCTTTGTGATAATCTTTTTTCTTTTTATGAAGATCCATGAGTGAACCATTAATATCACCCATATTCTTCATCATGCCAGAAAGTACTTCAAAGGCTCTTGGATGTTCAGTAGCTCGTGCCACTTCCATCATATCTTCAAGAGCCTCTGAACCTTTTGCTAAGAGATCATGATAGATTTGTCTTGAGTATTCAAAATCATTATCTGCATTATCATCATTATCTTTTGACATATCTTACACTATGTTAATAGTCCCTGCCATCGTTGCGTGGTTTGTGCAACGGTAGTACAAAGTTGTTGGTGCACTCATTGAAGGCGTAAATGTAACCTCATCTCCACTAGCATTAGCATTATTTGTTACACCTACGTTATAGGCTGTACCTGCTGCTGAATCCTGAATTTGGAAAGGATGTGCACCAGAAACTGAATTATTAAAGACATATGTTTCACCACGTCTTAAATACAACGTAGGATCTTCTGCAGGGGTGGGGAACCAATTGTTTCCAGGATCATTGAAAATATAATGATCTGTACCACTATTAGTTAAAGTAAATGTATATTTAATTGTATTAGCTGAAACATCTAAGTCACCACCTAAAACAGGGGAAGTATCTTCTGATACTAATGCAATAGCAGTCGCTTCTCTTGCTTGAACATAGTCAGAATCAATAAGTGCAAGTACAGCACTTGAATCTAATCCTACACCATCTAATGTAACTCTATTTTGAACATAGTCAGAATCAACTAATGCTTGAGTATCACTATCAGCTCTTGCTGTAGTGTAATAAAGGTTTGTACCTTCACTTAGATCTGTAGTTGACTTAGTACCAAAATCAGAATCAAACCCATTATAGTGGGCTGTAATTCTTGCATTGACGTAATCTGAATCTACGATTGTTGTGACAAATGCACTGTCACGATAAATGTCTGCTTGATTTGCTTGAATATAATCAGCATCAATGAGAGCTTTGATGCCATCAGAATCTAGTACTCTACCATTTAGATCAGTAAAGTTACCATCTAATTCTTCATAAGTCAAAGCAGAGCCTTTAGTATTTCTTAGTATAATGGCCATTTCTTGCTCCTAGTTGTAATACGATATAACGTAATCAGAGTCCATATAACCTTTTTTGACATATGGTAATACAAGTGGTGTTGCATCATGAGAAACGTAATCATTTGCAACATAACTATTTGCCACATAAGGCTGATATGGAAATTCCGTATCAATATTTATATTAAATCCAAAGTCCGAATCACCAGTAATATCATCGGGGTTTGGCGTTACTTCAATTCTTTCGATCTGCTGATTATTATTTAAATCAGTAATATCTGTAATAGCTTTTGTAATGACACCAGTTTCTGTAACAGGTCCATACAAATTAATCTTCATATCAAAATCTATTGAATAAATGATAGTCCTACGTGCTTCCATAGGTCCTTCAAAATCATCAGCAAAATTCACACCAACTGCTGTGATAGGAATATCCTCTTTAATTTCAGGATAGTCATCAAAAGGTTTCATAGTTAATGTGTATTGTGGATTGAAGAACGGTAGGATTTGTTCTACGATTTGCAATGCATCATCTTGTGATTTAGCATAAATGTTTAATTGGAAGTTAATGCTATATGGTACAAAGCTATAGAATCTATTTCTAATATTACCAGAAGTGCCAGCCTGAAAGAAGTTATTTGTTTTCTGTAGCTGCCTACTTTGGTCATATGTAAAGCTAAGAATCTCAAATGACATACGAGGTAGTTTAATAGCTACCTTTGTATCATTGTCTAGATCTGGATTTTCTCTAATTCTTTCAAGATATTTCTGTTTAGGTGCATATGATAGTGGAACTTTAACCTGACTAATCACTTGATTAGATGAATTTGTTCTCAACACATAAATGTTATTGAACATAGTTCCGAATGCAGCTACGGCTTTTCTTATTTTCTTATGATAAAAATGTGTTCCAAACATATTTAAGCCTCATTCGGATCGCCAAATGGATTCGTCTCAGTAAAGTCTAAGAATCCATCTGCAATAGTTTCAAAGTCATCGTTCTGTTCATTCGAAGAGATTTGATTATCTTCATTTGTTGACGATACAAGTGAGTTAGAATATCTAGGTAATAGATCGGTACCAAGGTTACGAGTTGAAACAACTTTACGTCCTGTAACAAACTCGTGATATTTGCCGTCATCTGCACCAACATGAATGAGTTTCAGTATATTGTCTGAATCTGACCAAGCAGATACCTCACCTTGCATTACTACACCTGATGAGAATGTCTGCTGTACAATATCACCAACCACATAACCACTTGATGCAGAATCAAGAGTGAGTAGATATTCATAAGCATTATCTCTATCAATCGCATCGATTGCATCAATGCCTGTATCAAGATCTTCATCGTTGTACTCAAAGAGTTCACAGCGCATTTTATATGTGGGAAGATTGGATAATTGATAGAAAGGTTGCTCATGCTCGACATGCATGATTTGGAAAAGAGAATTAGATAATGGTAGATAAATCAAATCACCTTCTAGAGGACGAATAGAGTTTATCTCATTATCATAACGTGATACTGTCTGTGTCCATCTCTTTCTTGCAAGTACAAAAGTAGCTTGGTCACGAATCTCAACACCAAACTTTGTAAAGAGATCTCCATCTCCATCAAAGCCATCGGTATTTTCTATATACATTTCTACTTTGTAAGCAGAATTAAACCTTGATGGAACATCGTCTCCAAAGATCTTGTCCTCATTTACAATATCTCTTGGAATGTAATAGACGTCTTGTCCATACATTTTTAAGGATTCAATTACGATATCCTCATATAAGTTTTGTTCTGAGCGTACTTTATCGGAAAAGTATAAGTTACGTGCCATGCATTACCCCATAAAGAAATCGATTGGGAGCTCGTGATCCATCCGAATTTTTTCTCTCAACCTTTCGATATCTTGAGTTGCATCATCGAATATTTGGCGTCCATTTAACATCACGCCACCTGGTAACTGCATACCCTCAAACTTAATAAGGTTAGCACCCCATTGTTGTTTGATAAGAGCTGTAGTATATTCTTTCAGCCACATATCATTCCAAATTTTTGTATGGGTTGAAGGATCTACAATACTATAAGCTTCTACGACAATGTAGTCATCTGCCTTAATATCACCATCGTTAAAATCGCCATGTATATAAAGTCGATTTTGATTTCTTACAAAGTCAACCTGTGGAGTACCTGTCAATTTCATATCTAGCAATGCAAGATACTGTTGCATCTGTTCATAATAAGCAAGATCCCCAATATATGAATGGAGATCTGCAATATCATTTAAATGCATTTGATATTTAATGTCAAAGAAATTTTTGTTAATAGAACCACTAGTTAAAGCAAACATCTTAGTGACACTAATCACATCAGATGAAATAGGAATATACTCATTAGAAATATCATCTGATGTAATTTGATGTTTTAAGAATGTTCTGAATGTAGCTTCGGAATGGAACTCCTGATAGTATTGTAATGCCTCGTCAACTCGGTCCTCTAACTGATCTACATCTACATTGATTTCAATTACAGGGTCACCAAGTCTACGTTTACAATAATCTATTAACGTATCTCTTGAGGTTGGATTGGCCATTTCATTTTCCTTACAAACATGTTATCTCTATTTATAAGGAAAAAATCCTAAGAATTAGACTCTTGTGCCTTCGCCCATTTTAATAGAGTTTTAGGTGGTATTAATCTTAAATCAGTAAACTGGCCACTATCCCAACTATCAGGAACAGGTATATTAATTTTATGAATATTGCCTAACTCATCCCTATAGCTAACGCCATCTACAATATCAATAATACTTTGATTATCAGAATCCCATTCAAATCTTAAATGTGTTTCATACATAGTTCCGCCAAATCTACCAAACAA